CTATTATCTGTTGTGGCACTTTAGTCCAGCACGTACAACTAATACCCATAAGGGTCTTAGTACCATGATCGTGTATCGGGTTGTAATCACCTGCATAACTATGTACTGACCAAAGCTCATCTGTTTCTACTAAACGATTTTCTTTGAAGGGGTTGACTGTAGAACCAGCAAAGTTCTTGACGTAATCTGCACCCATGATCTGAATTAGTTCATTAAACTTGCCAAGCTTCGGATGGTTGTGATCCATTGTAAGCTGTTCGCCGTTACCGATCTGACCCACCAACGTACCAGCATGAGATACCCTGTCTTCTTGATTCAAAAGATCGTCCAGGTAATCGTTAAGATCATTGACTATCTCATCAGACAGCATCGCCTCCATCAAAAAAACGGCTGGCAACGCATGCATTTTATATTCTTGTCTGACTTCTGGCATTAGTGTCTCCTCACCACAAATGACTGAAAACTATTATCGGCAATATCACTAATACTACCAATAACAATTCTACCATCTATGCGCTTGGATCGTAGTCTTCTGCTTTTTTGATAGCAGCATCAATCGCAGTGAAGTCTTCTGACCCCCAATCGTCTAACTCTTTTTGATACTTCATGTACCCTGCACTACGCATGACACGTTCTTTCTTTTCTTCTTTGGTCATGTCATTGCAAAACTCGTTATCGTCATCAAGACAATTATCAATGACGGAAATACTTCCAGTCATTGCTGCGAAAGCCTGTGCTTTCTCTTCGTCTGTGCGTTCTACTGCTTCTGCCATTTTCTATCCTCCTGATTTGAGTTTTTCTACTTCTGCTGAAAGTTCTTGTATTGCTTTGACAAGCATAGGTATAAGCGATGTGGGGCCAAGTCTTTGCCTTTTATCTATCGGATCTTCTGCCCACATATCAAATCCGTCTTTTATTTCAGAATGGTTATCTATAACAGTTTTTACCTCTTGGGCGATAAAGCCATGATTTGTGTAATCATTTATTACTCTGTTGTCTGACCCCTCAACATACGCCCTATGATCTGACGGTATGTCTTTTTCTTTTTTCCATTGAAAAGTAACTGGGCGAAGATCGTTAATAAACGACAGCCCAGCAGTAGAGTCTTCAATATTTTCTTTGTATCTTTCATCAGAAGGTGCAGTGATACTTGTACCACCAAACGCTATATTACTGTCTAAAGAACCTCGACCAAACGTAAAATTATCACCACCAACACCAGTTACGCCTGTTCCCATGATAATAGAAAAGTCATTATCAACAGCGGGGACATCATTGTTATAGCCAATAATCGTATTGCCCCCTCCCGTGGTTATGGCATCACCGGCTTGACCTCCAATCAAAGTGTTTTGTTGCCCTCCTGTCAGAGACAAGCCAGCGAGAGCACCAACCGCCACATTGTACGTGTCTGTGTCAGTTGTTTTATTAGCTAGTTGCATTGCGGATCTACCAATAGCAACATTCCTGTTACCCGCTGTCATTGTCCGTAGGGCTAGATGTCCGATGCTTACGTTGTCATCGCCAGTAGTCCCACCATCTCCTGCGTTAGCACCTATATGAGTGTTGTTAATACCCGTAGTGATTGCATTACCCGCAAAATATCCAACCCCTACGTTGTTTGCATTTGTAGCGGTGGTAGAATTTTGGGTAGCTAGAGCGTCTTTACCTAAAGCTACTGACCTACTTCCAAGAGTATCAGTACTTAAAGCCCCTTGACCTACCGCAACATTGTCATCTGAGTCAGTCAAAGCATCTCCAGCAAGTGATCCAATAATGACATTGCGAAGACCCGTAGTGACGTTTTCACCAGCCTGATGACCAACGGCAACATTGTGACTGTTTGTCGCTGTGGTGAAGTTTTGTCGCTCTAAAGCTTGATAACCAATCGCTACTGATAAGCTTCCTTTCGTATCTGTGCCTAAAGCATCAAAACCCACTGCCACGTTATAATCAGCATCCGTCAGAGCATCTCCTGCAATACTACCAACGAGGGTGTTGCGTATCCCCGTGGTGATTGACGCGCCAGTCGTGAAGCCAACGCCAACATTGTAAGAATCTGTGGAAGTCGTAAAATTTTGAGCTGCTAGAGCAGAATTACCAATAGCGGTGTTTCTATCCCCTAGAGTATCTGCCGATAATGCTAAATAACCTACGGCAGTATTGTTATTGCCGCTTGTCAAAGCGTCTCCTGCAAGACCTCCGATTAACGTATTCAAAGTTCCCGTGGTGATTGCGCCACCTGCACTATAACCAACGGCTACGTTGTAATTGTTTGTCGCAGTAGTGAAATTTTGGGTAATTAAAGCATTTCTACCAATTGCAACTGCACGACTACCTAATGTGTCTGCTCCTAGAGCTGATGTTCCGATTGCTACATTATAATCCGCATCCGAAAGGGCATCCCCAGCTAGGCCACCCAAAATGGTGTTCTGCAATCCCGTGGTGATTGACGCACCTGCGTTAAATCCCACGCCTACGTTATAGTTATCTGTTGCCGTAGTAAAATTTTGCGTTTGCAAACTACCAAAACCTACAGCGACCGCCCTAGAACCTAGCGTATCTAAAGTTAAAGCACTTCTACCTATTGCAGTATTTCTTTCTCCTTCCGTAAGCGCATCGGCTGCAAGTCCTCCGACAATAGTGTTATCTTTTCCTGTGGTGACTCCAAGGCCAGCAAGGTACCCCACCGCTGTATTTAAAGAGTCGGTGGCTGTTGTGAAATTTTGTGTTGATAAAGTACCATAACCAATAGCTGTATTTTGGCTACCTTTTGTGTCAGCATCTAAAGCGTATGCTCCAACCGCCACGTTGTAATCTGCATCAGTCAAAGCACCCAAAGAATTCATGCCCACGGCAACATTCTGTATACCCGTAGTAACAGCGTCTCCAGAAAGAGAGCCTAATAACGTATTTTGAGTTCCCGTGGTGATTGCCAGACCCGCTTCGTGGCCTACTGCAACATTATAGGCATCGGTAGCCGTAGAAAAGTTTTGTTCGTTCAATGCCGCCCTACCGATTGCTACAGATTTACTACCTTGGGTGTCAGAGCTAAGAGCAGCATACCCTACGCCGATATTGCTTGTACCAACCGTAAGTGCATCTCCTACTTGACCTCCAACGAGTGTGTTATGAGTCCCCGTGGTGACTGACAATCCTGAGTTATGACCAATTGCTACATTGTAAACATCTGTGGCTGTAGTGAAGTTTTGATTGAATAAATTGCCTTTACCAATTGCTACTGATTTACTGCCCAACGTATCTGAACTGAGAGCAGACATACCTATCGCAATATTTGCATCTGCGTCTGTCAGCGCATCACCAACTAGACCACCAATGAGGACGTTTTCAATGCCCGTGGTGATTGACAACCCTGCGTAATACCCCACGGCGGTATTATAGGAATCAGTATCTGTAGAATTGTTTTGGTTTTTTAGCGCTGCGTTTCCAACAGCAACATTTCTATCGCCTTGAGTCTCTGCTCCTAAAGCATCATACCCCACAACGGTATTGCTATTTCCTGTAGTAATTGCATCCCCAGCTAGACCGCCTATCAAGGTGTTGATCGTCCCAGTGGTGACACTCTGACCAGCACTGGAGCCTACAGCGGTATTGTAAACATCTGTTGCCGTAGAAAAATTTTGTTCTAGTAAGGCTCTTCTACCAACTGCCGTGCTATGACTTCCTAAAGTGTCTGATCCAAGAGCAGAAGTACCGATTGCCACGTTGTAATCCGCATCAGTCAGCGAATCCCCTGCTACGCCACCCAACAACGTGTTCTGAATTCCCGTAGTTATAACTCTTCCTGCTCTATCGCCTACTGCAACGTTATAAGAACTTGTGGTTGTAGAGTGATTTTGTGAAAGTAACGCAAAAGTACCAACCGCTACAGCTTGACCTCCTTTCGTATCAGCACTTAACGCACCGTATCCAACGGCAACGTTTTCATCAGCGTCAGTAAGGGCATCTCCAGATAGCGCACCTATGAGCGTATTCTCAACCCCCGTGGTGACTGCGCCACCTGCTAAATGACCAATCGCTACGTTGTAAGCATCAGTGGCTGTAGTGTGGTTTAGAGTAGATAAAGCACCAGACCCAATAGCAATGTTGTTATGAGACTTAGTATTAAGACGCATCGCTGGTTGTGCAGATCCGTCATAACCGCCAATTGCTACATTTCCATCTGCATCAATAATATCGCCACCAGCAAAACGGCCTATAGCAATATTACCTACGCCCTCAGTTAAATCAGCTAAAGCACCTTCTCCAAAAGCAGCATTGTCTGTTCCTGATGTGTTTGATCCTAAAGCACCGTTGCCTACCGCTGTAAGTCCACTTGTTGCTGTGGTAATAGCATCACCAGCTGCATAACCAATAAGGGTATGACCATCACCTGTAGTAATCGCCGTACCTGCTTCATCGCCCACAACCACGTTGTAATTTCCACCAGAAGTGATGCTGTTACCAGCGTTGACACCAATACGAACATTAGATGTGCCAGCGGATGCGGTGATTAGATCAGCACCGTCTTCGAGTGTGGTATCACCTGAGATCGTAACTGTGCCGTTGAAGTCCATTGCAGTCGCAGTCAGATCAATCTCATCGGTCGCACCCAACGATAGAACCGTAGCACTCGATCCCTGAATGAACTGACTCGCATCGTTGAACATCAGTTTGTTGGTTGAGTTCAACGTCAGACCAGAGCCATCTGTATGTGTCAGTGTGGTATCGCCGTCTGCGCCAAAAGTAATAACTGCGCTGTCTGAGGTAAATGTCAGGTCGTCATCAATAAATAAGTCTGGGATAGATAGATCTTGGAAAGCATCAACCATCGCGCCACCAGATCCGGCACCGTCTGAATAGATAGCTTTAGTTTGGCCGTTTGCGATTGTGATCGTAGCCCCAGAACCCTGCTTAATAATGATGTTCTGTGATCCACTAGTCGCGTTCTCGATGAACCAGAGCTTGCTGACCGTGTTTGGTCCTATGGTAATTGTGCAAGCAGAATCAAGTGTGCCTGTGTATTTAAGAAAGATAGCTCTACCGGGATCAGCGGAACCATCTGCAATGGTAGTAGTGTGGGTGTCAGCGTTAGTTGTTATCGCTTCTGTGCCAAAACCAAAGGCATCCGCAATTAACCCCAAATTTGTATTTGTACTCGTACCCCAAGTTCCTGATTCGTCGCCTGTGGCGATTTCTTTTAAACGTAGGTCATTCGTATAAACTGCCATTTATTTTCTCCGAGCTTTACCTTTTGGTTTCTTCATAGAAGCTACGTGTTTCTTTAGCGTCTGCGCCTGCTTCTTATGAGTCTTTGAAGCTTTCTCTAAACCTTTGATAACTTTGTTTACTTTACGAACCATTACGCTACCTCTTCCCAATCAGGCGTTTGTGTGTCACTGACCTCTGACCAACTTGGTGTTTGTGAATCACTTATACTACTCCAATTTGGTGTTTGTGCATCATCTATCAAGCTCCAAACTAACGCGAATCCGATTTGTCCTGTACCGCTGACTCCAACAGGGGAGACGTTTGTGTCTGGTTCGACTGCAATGACACCCACCTGTGCAGAGCCTTGCGTACCTGTAACACTAATGTTTTGCCCGAGCGCAATAGAAACAGTACCAGCCGCACTAGTCCCTGCCACGCCAGTAGGGGTAACCGATGCAGTGCCAGTAACGGATACCGAACCGACTGAACTAGTAGCATCAACCCCAGTAACAGAAGCGTTGGCCCCAGCAGTAGCAGTGACAGAACCCACACTGTTAGTTGCTGAAACGCCCGTGACACTGAGGTTAGCCGCACCTGAGACTGTAACGCTGCCAGCGGCTGAAGTGCCAACAACACCAGTAGGACTGACCACCGCAGTGGCGGTAATAGAAACCGATCCCACAGATCCTGTTGCAGATACGCCGGAGACCGAGGTGGACGCATTCGCGCTGACCGATACAGACCCGACAGCACCCGTACCTGCGACACCCGTTGGCGTAACATTAGCTGCTGCCGCAACCGATACAGATCCAGCAGACCCTGTTCCAGAAACACCTGTAACCGATGTAGTAGCGGATGCTGCGACTGTGACTGACCCGACAGCAGACGTTCCCGCCACGCCTGTGACAGAGGTGTTTGCATCTGCCGTGACCGTAACCGATCCGACTGAGCCAGTTGCAGATACACCTGTGACATCGACGAGATCAGGTTCGCCCCACGCATCTTCGCCCCAAGTGCCTCTGCCCCATCCAGTAATATCCGCCACATATTATCTCTAGGCGATGCGGATTATCGCGTTTGACGCATCCGCTGTTGGGAAGGTAATCGTAAAATCACCTGCCGTGCTGGTCTTGTCACCACCGAAAGCCAACGCACAAACCGCTTTGTTAGATGCACTACTGTTATAGATCAGTGCTCCATTCGCCGTTATAGTGCTTGAACTAAATGTGAGATCTGAAAAGTCGCACAATGCTGTAGTTCCAGAAGTAGTTGGCGTTACTGAAGTCAGATTTGAACCGCCACTTGAGTATCCTGTACCACTGACTTCGTTAGTTGTAGCAAACGCTGTGGTGCTTGCGCCCAATGATGCACTGCTCGTGAACAATGCAAGTTTAAACGTGTTGCCTGTAGTAGCAGTAAAGTTGTGTGTGCCAACAAGTATTTCCTGCTTAAACGAGGTACACATAGCTGTAGATATAGCCATTATAGTCTCCTTAAAATATTAGCCATCTCTTGTTGGCCTTGTTTCTCTAGTTCCGCAATCAGAGTGGTTCGATCACTCTTGATTGCTTCCTTCATGTAGTAGGATATTTGTTGCAACACAGCTTCTCTGAAAGCCTCTGCCTGCTGTGCGATCAAGGGGTGGCAGTTACCACCAATACTAACAATTCTTTTCGTAGCTTGCTCTGCCCAAAAATCTGGGTCATGGCCTATATTCTGCGTGGTAGCTACGCCTACCGTACCGACCTCTATATCTGATGTGTTAGATAACACGTTATGTCACCGCCTGTGTGTATTGACCTTGCCTATATGTATCGCCACGTAGCTTACCGTCACCCATGTTTTTCAACAAAGTAATCGACTGTAGATACATCTGCTGGTACATCTGCACAAGATCGGGTTCGCCTTTCATAAAGCGTATGGCTTCCACCAACGCTCCGTTTAACAGTGCAGAATCAAAGTTTTCACCCAACCACGGCAGCGTACTTGCTGTGACAATAGACTCAGGATAGTAGCCATAGTGTAACTCAGCAGTTAGATCTGCGTTGGGGGTAGGTCCAAGAATAAATGTGCCATCGTTAAAGTTAGCATAGTGTTTAGGTATACCTGTAGACGTAGGCGTGGGGTAGGCTTCTCTAATAAAGTTAACATCTTTATCGAGAAGATAATCGTATGACCCATCAGAATTAATTATCGCTAGACTGTATACATACAAAAAGTCAGACGGTACAGCTAGATATTTGTTACCGCTGGTAACAGAACCAGTTACGTTTTTACGGAGCGCAGGAAGCTGAACCGTGTTGTATATGGTCTGCTCTGCCTGCTGTGTAAACAATGCAATCTGATCGCTTGTAAACGTAGTCTCACAAATATCTTGTATATTTGCAGTCAGTTGTGAGTAGGTCATACTCATAAATTATGCCATCGGCCCTCTTGCCATCGTGCCTTTTGTGGCTGCGCCTGTACCACGAATCTTGATTCCTGTGGTCTTAACGTCTTTCATATCTGTTTGTGGCGCACCTTTTACAGGTTTTATCGTGCTCATATTCTTCATAACATTACCTACGTTGTTGTTACTGTTACCGTTCCTACCTGTCCAGTAGCTACTAAATCATTAGGAGTAAGACCAAAAGGATCTCTACCTACACCAACCGGGTTGAACCCATACTGTATCTGTCTGCTACTGTTTACCCCCGCATCTCCTAGACTTCTATCCGGCCTTGGATCACGTATAGCCTGTGGGTCATCCACAGGAAACTCACCCAACTTTAACTGAGGATGATCGGGACTCCAACACTCAGGACACGCTTTTAAGTTTGTGCTTCTGCCTTTTCGTATTATCTCTTTGAGTTCACGTAGTTTGTAACGAAAACCACATATGTCGCACATGGCGACAGCGATTTTGTTTGACGCAAACCTCCTAGACATAACTTATTCTGGGTACAAACTTAGCAGGTGCTTTTACCCTGTCTTCTTCAGCAGCTAGTTGAAACTGTTCTTCGTATACTTCTTTTAGTAACGGTATACGTGGAGCAAGATCTGGATCTTTCATAGCGATGTAATACGCCAGACCTGCAACAAGACATGGTAAGAAACGAAAGTTTACATCTGCGGTTTCTACACCACTACCAGCGTCCTGTATTCTACGCATACGATAGTATTTAAATACATACTCGCTGTTCTTATCTGGTACAGGCCACACATTTATTTTTGGGTTAGCTACAAGTCTTTCTATGTAAACCTGTATCGGCCTGCCCTCTGTTAACTTATTAGGTATAGATGCGTAGGTGCTAACACTAATACGATTTATTGTTAAATCTTGCTGAGTATATTCATCACCACTGTTTGTGCGTATAACCTGTTCTAACAAGTCAATCGTATCGGCTGGCAGATCGTATTGCGATGTGCCTTTTACAAGCGTTACCGTGCCTTCATCAATAGTCCACAGATTAATGCCACGGTTCTGCCACTCGATTGTAAGTAGGTTCATAGACCTTCGGGCTGTGCGAAGATCATACCCAGAACGCATTTCTCGACCAGCACGTTCCCACGCTTCTTCAGCGATCTCCGTGAAGTCCATATCAAATGCAGTTGTTCCAGAGGTAGCCATTTACTTCTTCTTAGCTGTAGTTTTCTTTTTAGCTGGAGCTTTCTTCTTTACAACAGGCTCTTCTACCCACGCCTCGTTTTCTGGAGTAGTTGGATCATCAGCTACAAACTGACCCTCATCAGTTCTTGCACGAGTGCGCTTAGTCTTCGCTGGGGGCTGCAACTCAGCCAATGCTGCGGTTGCTTCTTCCTTACTCATCAGATTAGCGTTTACGACCTCGTAAGTACCATCTTCTTTTTTCCTGCCAACTTGAAAGACGGGTCTTCCGTCTGAAAAGTTTCCGTTCTGGAATACTTCTAAATCAGCCATTTTTACTACCTCTCACATATAAAGTTTTCTTTCTGCGGCCCCCCATGACAGCTCCACATCCTTTGTGATGTGCTCGCATTAGCCCACCTTCCTTTGCGGTTCTAACCTTTGCCTTTGGTGTATTTGCTACAACTGTCTTACCTTTTGCCCCCGCTTTCTTTTTCTTTCTAGCAGTTTTAGCCCGCTCTGCCTGACTTAGAGACTGTGCTTTTGCTTTCGGCAAACAACGATCAGGGTTCTTTTTATCCTTTGATGTGCCACACGGACCTTTTATCTTGCCGTCCGTGCCGATACGAACCCATTGTTGATCACGCCACTGCTTTAACTGTCCCATCAGCTAACCTTCCTAGCTCTACGTATGGCTTCTTTACCACGTTTAGCGATGTCCGCCTGCGTATGTTTACCTGCTGCTTTCGCTCTCTGTTCCAATACCGTCAATATCTGTATCTTCCTAGCAAAAGGCTTTCTTATTTTCTTTACTTTAGCCACCGTATCACGAGCATCTTGAGGAGTTGCATACTTTATAGATACCGTATCTTTAGGATTTTCATCCGTATACAGTCTCCTGCCGCTGCCCTTTGGCTTTTTGCCTGTTCCTACTTTAGGATCTTTAGCCATTATTTTTTCTTCTTTTTGCTGCCCTTAGCATAATTAGGATCTTTGCAATATTTAGAAGCTGCCATGTTTGCATACGCAGAAGGGTAGGTATCGAAGGTTCGTTTAGCCCATGCCTTACCAGCAGGGCATATCTTTCCCCCCGATTTAACCTTACCGCCTTTCTTATAATAATGTCTCATCGCATCTTCGCTGGTCTTACACCCTTACGAGCTATACCTGCGCCTCTAACTATTCCACCTTTAGCTTTTTTGATGGGGTTTTTGTTCTTTTCAAAATCTTTCTTTAACTGTTTCTTGGTCTTTTTCTTTAGATCAAGTTCCTCACCCATAGATCTTAACTTAGCTTCAGTTCTCTCCGCAGAAACTCGGGTTTCATTAAGCCTCTTTACTTGATCTTTTTTTAATTTTTCAATCGAGCCGCCCTCTTTCCTAGCCATACCTAGCCCCTAACGCATCTTCGCTGGACGTACACCCTTACGAGCTATTCCAGCACCTCTGACCTTTGGCTTAGAAACTTTCTTTTTGGTAGCCATCTTAGACTTCATGCCCCCAACTGCATACCCTTTAGACTTCATCTTCATGCCGCCTTTAGCCATGCCTTTAGACTTCATCTTGCCGCCAGCTTTCATACCCTTGGTTTTCATCATGCCGCCAGCTTTCATTTTGCCCTTACCGTCAGCAGCGTAGAATGGGACCATCTTTCCGTCTTTTTCGACCATAGGCAGTTTTCCGCCTTTCTTCATACCCTTGGTCTTCATCTTACCGCCAGCCATGTAGCCTTTGGTTTTCATTCCACCCTTCGCCATGCCTTTGGCCTTCATCTTGCCACCAGCTTTCATACCCTTGGCTTTCATCTTGGACTTCATGCCACCAACTTTGTAGCCTTTAGTCTTTTTCTTCATTGCCATAACTTACTCCGCGTATAAGTTGTTAAATATCTGATTAACGTCCAACGTATAATCAAGATCCGATTTACTATAATGAACGTGCTGTGACGGCTTAAAGTCCGGCGCACCTTCCCCCGTTTCAAACCATGCCGGATGTGTAACTCTTACCCTGTTATTAGGTAGTGCCACTATGTTTCCGGTCCAAGGTCCAGCATCCAAAAGCTCCATAACATGACTTTGCTTATGTTGTGCTGGATCATCTGCAATCTCTGAATCTGTATAGTCCACAGTAAACATATATTTTGCTGGATACATTTCGCCATCTATCTTTGCTAACCAAGGACAAGGGACAGCACGATCAAGAACATACACCCCGTGATCCCTCGAACTACAGTCCCAAGGTTGAGCGGCCCAGACATCCATAGGTTCAGGCCACTCTTCAAAAGGCGTGTCACCGACCAGTGCCGTGATCGGCATTCTGGCCCACATTGCTCCCCCATGAACATTCGGTTCGCTTTCATCGTCGTATGTTTCAGCTCCTGTAAAGATCACTTGAAAACTCAAACACCTGCAAGGGATTGTTGTAACCGCAACCGCCATTGCGTGTAAAAATTCACCATGATACTTCTCATGATTATGTGTGTACTCTCTTCGCACCCAGCACTTGAAGTGCGGGATGTTGCTTTGTAAGTATGCCATTTAGCATCTCCATCTTTTTCGCGCCTGACGCAGCCTTGAGTTAGGGTCTTTTGCTGCTTTAGGGAATTTTTTCATTTGACCTGCTGAACGAGCACAGAAAGACTTTCTACGCTTCGCTCGTTTACCCGTAGGATTTTTTTCGGTAACCGCCGTCTGTAATTTACTTCCGGGGTTCTTTCTTCTGTATGCCTTTACACCCGCCTCAGTCATACCCGCCCCACTTTTTGTAGGACGAAAGTTTTTCTTGTTGCGTTTAGGCATACCGCCCCCCTTAAATGAGGGGCAGCTTTCCGTTTTCTTCTTGTAGTAGCTACGCAAAGTTATTAGCCAAACTTTTTACGTAGATACAATATGACGGTATATGTATCGCCGCTGCTCGCTCCCACAGTGGTGAATTTTATATCGCCTGTCTTACCGGAACCTGCATTGTTAACCAGACCACCAAATATAGAGTAGTCATGATTACCACTTTGGTTTTCACCCAGTTCTATCGCCATAACATCTGAGGACGCATCAAATAAGATACGAACCTTCATGCCAATACACTGCCACCATATACGTTCTATATTAACGTCAGTGCAAGACAACCCAGTACGTGAGTCTGCTTCTAGCGCACTAACATCCACTTTGACCACGGCAGATTCGCCAGTGCCATCAGAGATATTAGTTAGTTTCAAAGCTACATGAGTTGGGCCGTCAACTATAGTCTGAGAAGCTACTGCGTCAGCCATATTAGCCTCCTAAGATGCGTCAGAAGAACTACTGATCCCAAAGAACTTCAATACAATTACAGTGTCACCGCCGGGATCACCAGAAAGAACAAGTTCAACCTCATCTGCTGTTTCAGTTGCAGCCGTTGTGGTTCCTCCAGACATACCCAAAACACCATTGCAAGGGAAGAATCCTTTGAATCCTGTGCTGTTTACAGCAGGAGAAATACCATCTACAAATCCATCTGTATCGGCATCTGTACCAATGTCATTCAGTGTTACTGAATTAGCCGCTGCTGTCGTAACAGCAACCATTACTGCCATTGGTATGAAGTTAGAAGGGATACCTATTGCACTTTCTTTACCTGTGGTATCACCATTTGCAACGGTGATTGTTGCGGTGTACTGAGATAACGTCATTTCACTAGTTAGATCACCAGTGCTAGAACTTTTTACAATATTCTTGAACCCGTTCTCTGAACGGACGGGACCGTTGAAAGTCGTGTTAGCCATATGTGTCTCCTGTCGTGGCTAGAGTCAGTCGCGGGATGCAACTGTCAGGAGCAATTTTTATAGCATAGAAACAAAAAGGGGGCAACAAATGCCCCCTCTAAGTGTGCTTACGACCTATTAAGCACCGGGAGAACCGAATATTCCGAGTGGGTCACTTACCCCAAACGAATATCTCTCTCTAGCCTTGTATCGCGAGTTGCCCGTATCAAAGTCTGCATCCATAGATGTAGCCATTGGTGAACGAACAAAGTGCTTCAGACCGTTTGGTATGTCAGTCGTCAAGAAGAACGCATCAGTATCGGTTAGATAGTGATTGATCGTGTACCCGCCCGGTATAGCACCGTTGTTGCGGATTGCGTTCAGATCATTATCAGCCGTTCCAACCCTGCCTTCTGTCTCTAACAAACGAGTTGCTACAAACTGAAGATTTGGTGGGATAACCAAAGTTTGCGGTCTTGCGGCGATCAACAATCCACGCTCATCAGTCCAGCCAGCAATCTGAATGACAGCGGCTTCCAAAGAAGTCTCGTTCAAATCAGCAGCCGTTGCAGGTCTGTTTGAGTTAGTACCGCCAGAAACTAGCGGGTGGTCTGTTGCACAAAGAGTCTTACCGTCACCATAAGTAGTGCCGGAAGCAAACGCATTGTTAAGAATAGCGGCTGCTTTAACTTGCTTCGTGTACGCCATTGCTCGGGCCAAAGCCTTTGTATAACGAGCTGATAGCGAGTCATACAAATTATCTTCGATAGCTTCTTCAGTAATACTGAAGCCCATAGCAATAGTTTCGTGCGTATACCTTGCAGTAAACGCTTCCTGTGCGTTGTCATATTCAATCGCAGCACCCTCATCTTTAACAGGTGCAGCGGAGAAACCTGACAACTTGGTTTCTTCTTCAAACGAGCGGTCAGAAGTCTCTGATTCAAAGATTTCTTTATGCTCTTCTCCATACTTAGCATACTCCATTCCGAACAAAGCGTTCAGTCCGGGCAGGAGTTCTTTAAGTAATTGCGCTCTTGAAATAGCCATTTCTTAACTCTCCTTATACGCCAGTGGTGTTGTCAAATGCGTGACCTGCATTCCACTTAACATACGCTTCCGTGAATCCGCCAGAAGAGTTCTTGGTTTCTTCAACCAACTCAACAATACGGAAAGGGAGCGTAGCTGTGGTAGCAGACGTATCTGAAATAGCACTTGCAGAATTACCTGTTACGGTGCTTCCGGTGTTGTCTACTCCAGCGACATTCGCGCCAATATCAGTGATAGCCAAGTCACCAATCGTTGTACCAGAAGATACAACAGCAGCCTTGAACAATACGTCCGTAGCATCGCATACATACGCTTTAATATCTGAAGCGGCGGTGCTTGCTGGGTAGTATTGTCTGAAAGTCACTTGTGAAGTGCTTGGGTCGGTGTAAGTTACACCCATAAAAACTCCGATAGGAGTCATGGCAGCATCAAACGTATCACGCTCGACAGTGCCTCCAGTAACTAGCTTGACAGCATCCCCGTAGAAAATGTCCGTCGAATAGCCGCTGGCTATGCTGTATTGACGAACCGTGCCTACGTAAGGAACACCACTAAGCAGTTTTACTGGCTTTAGCCCATAAGGGGCATCAACTGTTGGATAAGCCATGTTAACCTCTTAACAAAAAATTTAAGTTCCTTTACCAAAATTGGTAACTTTAGTTGTGCGCTCGTTGAATAATGGCATACGAGGATCGTTTTCGCGCATGAGGTTGTTGTCTACAGATTGCATCTGTGATTTGGTCTGGTTTTCATAATATTCATTACGTTCTTCAGCCAACTCTTTTGGAGCTTTGCAAAGCATCAAACCGCCCTGTGTTATGTTGCCTTCAAACTTTTCATCGTTATCAGACACGATATGTGGAGCTTCTTCTGCTTTTACAGGTTCCCAACCTTCACGTAGTTTAGAGGATATATTGCTGGCGTCCGTTACTCCAAGAGTAGAAATACGTATCCAACGTGTCGCATAGCCATCTTCTACCTCAACGGTAGGTAAGACTTCTGGTTTTACCCAGTGGCGTTTACGAGCACCTTTTTCTCGTGTTTCCTGCTCTCGGTTTATCCTATTCTCAGCCATCGTTATACCTCTGATTTATTTAGTGCAGCCATTTGTTTGGCGTATTCTTCGAGTGGAACTCCCAATCTTTTTGCTATGGCCTGTGCAGAATGCGATAATCTTACCTTCTTAGGGCTTGTGCTCCGCGCTGCGGGTGCAACTACATTTGACCTTGGTTTGGGTTTCTCTACTTCTTCTACCTCTCCTTCAAAATAGTTTGGATAGAAACTTCGCATACGAGAATCAATTTCCTCGTAGTAGTTATCAGCCTGTGGCGTTATGTTGTTTCTCATTAACGATTGGTGTATCGCCATTGCAACATCACGCATCTCTTGGTTCTCTCTAAACCAAGGGTTGTCATTCGCCCATTTATCTGCTCTGGGGTCAGCAACTCTCGGTTGTTGTACCGTAGTTTCCTCTTCTTGTAAAGGCGGCAACTCGAAGTTATCCAGCCTATCAGAACGTATTTTAGCGTTAGTCAGAGCTTCCTGCGCTTCTACCACACGATCCGCTTCTCCTGACTCATACGCTTCTTTATAAGTCTGTTTTGCTGCTTCTAGCTCAGACTCTGTAGCACGTTTGGCCTGTTCTAACAGAGCTTCCTGATTTTTGTTAACAGTGCCTTTTAGCTCTTTGTTCTCATCAATCAGTCGTTGTGCATATTGTTCTAGCTCTTCACGCTCTCTTTGAGCGGCTTCTTTTGCCCGCCGTTCATCGTGATAGCCTTTACTAAAATGTTTAATGCGTTGCTGAACTTTCTCAGAATAGTCAGCTAGTTCTTCGTCAGTGACATCAGCAGGTGGTTCAGAAGGTTTACGGTTACGATCTGCTTTAGGAGTATCGTCGTATACCTCTACTTCTACCTTGTCTTCTACTTCGGGTTCTGGCTCTGGCTCCGGCTCTTTGTAATCTTCTTCCGTTTTCTTACCAGATAGATCAATCTCAACTTCACCTGACTCTTCGATCTCTATTTTGGTGCTCTCCTGCTCTTCGTCTGGAAACTCAAACTCTACTTTTTGAAATGCCATGTTTTACTCCCTATACTCGCTCTACACCACGAGGATCAGGTACAACTGCTTCGATAGAATCATCATTCATCAGTCGATACTCTGAACCATCAATAGTAAACCTAGTGCCAGTATTGGCACGAAACATAACATAATCACCTACCTCACACCACGGTCCAGTAGGGAATCTGTCTTGATCTGAGTAAGCTTGCTTACCCATATCTATAACGACACCTATAATAGACATGATCTGCTCGTGGTTTTTAGTGGTAACTGACTTCAATAACTCAGTTCCTTCAAACGCTTCTTCTACTTGAGGCATTGCTACCAATAATCTATACCCAACGGGTACAGGCAACTGTGCCTCAAACTCTTCTTCCGTTATGCTCGCTTGCGCGGTATCAGTCATCTCCATACTCCATATTGCGCGAAAGGTCTTCGATATAGCCCAAGCAGGTGTCCAGACCTCGTAATAACCCTGCCGTTTCCTTGTATTGAGAGAAATCTTTTACAGCTCCCCCCACTAAGAAATTTGTTGCAGAAGCTTTATCAGCTTCGATTCGTTCTTTTAAAACCTCTAATACAGTCTTAGCCACTACGTATCTTTCCTAGTGTTCTGTACTGTTTTAAGGAGGTCCAGATCTAATTTAGTACTATCTTTCCTACGATCAGCCGCTAGTTTAGCTCCAGCTTTCTGTGCATCGATCTGAAGTTCTTGTTCTTCAAGTTCAAGTTGTTTCGCGTCAATCATCGTATCTGCTTGATCTTTCTGCGTTTTTCTCTGTAGCTCTGCTGCTTGTAACTGCATATCAGCCTGATCTTTTTGTGCCTTACGCTGCACTTCTTGTTGCCTGACTTGCAGTTCTGCCTGCTTCAACTGGAGCAATGGGTCTTGTGCTTGCTGCTGTGCTTTCTGTTGTGCAGCCTTCTGCTGGTTGGCTTGCGATACTTGCTGTCCAGCTTGTGCTACCACACGAGCCAGATTGACTTCGACTTCTTCCGATAGCTCTGAGTTCGGTGCAGGTAGTGGAGCACCCATCTTCTCTTCGACCTGCTGGCGATACAAGAACGCCATGTGCTCTGCTAAATGCGCCTGTAACGCCGCCATAATTCGCTGACCTTGCGGGTTCTGACCGATCATCTGCGCCACCATCGGATCTTGCATAAACGCTCTGTGTGCAGCGATATGTGCTTCGTGATCCTGATAGATAAATGCTCTTAAAGGTTTACCATTAAGGGCGTCCATGTTCTCGCTGACCGGATCAGTTGGTTTAGC